TTGATGCTGAGATACCGCCAAAGTTACAGCGCATCATCGACGAAAAGCCAACCGAGGAAGTTGAGCTAATTGAGGCTACCTGCCTCGACGTTGAAAGCGGCATGTATCACTATCACGTTATTACCAAAGAGGGCAAAGAAGAGCTTCTTATGCGTGAGATGAAGTCTTCGCCTTGGATTGTCGCACGCTACATGAAGGTGGCTGGCGAAGTTTACGGCAGAGGCCCACTGGTCACAGCTATCCCCGACATCAAGACGCTGAACAAAACCTTAGAATTGCTATTGAAAAATGCCAGCTTGTCTATTGCCGGGGTCTACACAGCCGCAGATGATGGCGTACTAAACCCGCAGACAATCAGCATCAGACCCGGCGCAATCATTCCTGTTGCGCGTAACGGTGGTCCGCAAGGCGAGAGCCTGCGGATGTTGCCACGGTCTGGCGACTTTAACGTCTCGCAGATTATCATTAACGACCTTCGCTTAAACGTTAAGAAAATCATGCTGGACGACACGTTGCCAAACGATAATATGTCTGCCCGGTCAGCAACAGAAATCTCGTTTAGGTCGGCTGAGTTAGCCAGCAATCTTGGGTCTGCTTTTGGTCGCCTCATAACAGAAACAATGATACCGCTCGTCTCGCGCATACTTGGCGTTATGGATGAACGCGGGTTAATAGAACTACCGCTGAAGGTGAACGGCTTGGAAATTAAAGTCACGCCAGTATCACCTATCGCACAAGCGCAAAGCATGGGCGATATCGAAAAGATTATGCAGTGGGTGCAGATGTCATCGATGCTCGGACCAGAGGGTCAGATGGCTGTTCGCACAAGCGCAATACCAGACCATGTTGCTGACAAGCTCGGCATCCCGGCTGACTTGCGCACAACACCAGAAGAGCGCGAGCAGATGATGCAACAAGCTATGCAGGCCGCACAAATGGCGGCAGAGCAACAGGCAGCGCCAGAGGCTGAATAATGACAGATGATGGATGGGATGCACTGCGCTCAGTAGAGCCGCAGTCAAGACTAACACAGCAGGACAACCAAGACGACGTAGACAGGTTGTACCTGCGCGTATTCGGTAGCGAGGATGGGCAGAAGCTACATGAGCATCTGCGTTCGCTAACGATAGAGCAGCCCACATGGTATCCCGGCGAAGATGCTTCGCATGGGTTTGCCAGAGAAGGGCAAAATTCACTTGTCCGCGAAATAGAAAAGCGGATGCAACGTGCGAGGAACTTATGAGCGAAACTGAAGGACTGATGGCCCAAGCCACCGTAGAGGCAGAGGATAACCAGCAGCCAGAAGAAACTATCTCCCACATCCAGCCAGAGGCTGGCCCACAATCACTTGATGAGGTTACTGTTGCCTCTGAAGGCGAAGAGGTAGAGTTTGAACGGCCTGACTGGTATCCAGATAAATTCTGGAATGACGACGATGGGCCAGACTTGGAAAACCTTGCTAAGTCATACAATGAATTGCAGAAGAAATTCTCTCAAGGCAAACACAAGGCGCCAGATGAGTATGATGAGAAGGTATTTAGCGATGCTAATATTCCAGAGGATGATGAGCTATACAACAGCTATAAAAGCTGGGCTAAAGATAACGGCATCAGTCAGGATGCGTTTGACCAACTTGCGTCAAAGTTTATCGAATTATCTGCTGGTGAGGCAGAGGCGGCTGAAGTTTCGTTTAAGGAAGAACATGCAAAACTTGGGCCTAATGCTGACGCAACTATTAAATCGATGACTGACTGGGCCTCTGGCCTAGTGCGCAAAGGCGTATGGTCAGAGAGTGACTTTGAGGAGTTTCGCATAATGGGCGGCACTGCGCAGGGTCTAAAGGCGTTGCAGAAAGTGCGTAGCTACTACGGAGACAGACCTATCCCGGTAGACGTTGGCCCAGTAGACGGCGCGCCGTCTAAGGAAGAACTGAACTCGATGGTAGGCAAGCCGGAGTATCAAACCGACCCTGCATATCGTGCGAAAGTCGAGAAGATGTTCGAGCAAGTTTACGGCACGCAGGACTATTCTGCTATCTAATCAATAGCGCACCTTGCGGGGTGCGCTGTTTTTTTATAAAATTTACATGACGGATAACCTATATGTGGGCCTGTCGACCACGTTCTGGGGTGTAACGTACACACCCAAGCAGCAGCCCGGCTTCGGATACCTGATGCGCTTTTGAAAAACATTTTAACGAGAGGACTAAAAAATGGCAGTAGCTATTTCAAACGCCTTCGTACAGATGTTCGATGCGGAAGTTAAGCAGGCATATCAGGGCGCACGCGCTCTTGCCGGTGTAGTTCGTGAACGGACAAACGTCGAAGGCTCACAAGTGAAGTTCCCGAAAATCGGGAAAGGCACCGCGACTGTGCGCGTACCACAGACAGATGTGACACCATTAAACGTGTCGTACTCACAAGTCACCGCGACCATGAGTGATTTTATCGCTGCTGAATATAGCGATATCTTCAATCAGCAGAAGGTCAACTTCGACGAGCGCCGGGAATTGGTGCAAGTTGTATCTGGTGCAATCGGACGCCGCATGGACCAGCTCGTTATCGACGCGCTGAATGCCGCATCATCACCATCAACTGTTGCTACAACAGTCGGCGGTTCTGGCACAAACATGAACCTTGCAAAGCTGTTAGCGGCTAAGAAGGCTCTTGACACAAAGAACGTACCTGCTGAAGGTCGTTGCATGGTAATCCACGCAAACGGATTGGCTGCATTGCTAGACGAAACAGAATTGACAAGCGGCGACTTCGCTACAGTCAAGGCTCTTTCAACTGGCGAGATTGACACTTTCCTCGGCTTTAAGTTCATCACCCTTGGTGACCGTGACGAAGGTGGCTTGCCGCTTCCATCAACACGCACATGCTTCGCGTTCCACCGCGATGCAATCGGCATGGGCATCGGCATGGGCCAACGTTCTGAAATCAACTATGTTCCTGAGAAGACATCGTTCCTCGTATCTTCAATGTTCTCCGCTGGTGCGGTTGCCATTGATGACGACGGCATCGTTAAAATCTCAGCGACTGAATAAGGAGAACTGAACGATGGCATTTTCAAGTGCAGGCTTAAACGTGATGGGTGCATCAAAGAAGGGCAACGCTCCTTCTATGTACACCTACACATCAGCAGACGCGATTGCTACTGTGAACACAGAGGGTTACTTCAATGACCTGAGTGACACACTAGCCGTTGGCGACATCATCTTTTGCTACGATAGCAACACACCAACAATGAGCATTGTTGTTGTACTATCAAACGCATCAGGTGTTGTTGACGTGTCTGACGGTACAGCAGTATCTGTTGCTGACGCCGACTAATATTAGCGGGGCGGCTTCGGTCGCCCCACTATCACATCGGAGACATGCATGGCTGCTGGCGATACCAAATTATCAATCTGTTCTGACGCGCTCATTATGTTGGGGGCGTCTCCGCTTTCCAGCTTCAGTGACGGCACCGATGAGGCGCAGGTCGCAGACCGTCTTTACGATGATGTGCGTGATACAATCATCATGCAATATCCTTATAGCTGGACGATACAAAAGACCAAGATTGCGCGCCTAGCAGATACGCCTATCAACGAATGGAAGTATAAATATCAGCTACCCGGCGACATGCTAGGCAACCCCAAGGCTGTATTTAACACTAGCTCTGTCGGCGCAACGTCAATCAGGGATTTTGAAATTTACTCAGCAGGACTGTTTACAAATTTAGAAGATGTTTGGATTGATTATCAATACCTGCCGGAGCCAGCAGAGTTTCCGCCCTACTTTGTGCGCCTTCTCAAGACAGCGCTTGCGGCGGAGTTTGCCGAACCTATTACTGACCAAATTACAAAGGCTGACTATTTTCACTCGAAGGCTTACGGCGCGCCGTCTGATAATATGCGCGGTGGGCTTGTGCGGGTTGCTATTAACATTGATGGTGCTGACCAGCCGTCCAAATCAATACAAGAGTTCCCGATATCTGACATAAGGTTTTAAGAATGAGCCGCATCATTCAGATCCAGAATGACTTCACCAGCGGCGAGCTAGACCCCAAGCTACGCGCACGCACTGATATTGCGCAGTACAAGTCAGGCTTAACCACAGCAAAGAATGTATCTATACAACCACAGGGCGGGGCAAAGCGCCGTGACGGCACAAAGTTTATAACTGAGCTTGATGCTGGCGCCGCTAATGCAGTGCGCATGGTTGCCTTCGAGTTTAGTGTGACAGATAGCTACATGCTCGTTTTTACGCCGGGCAAGATGTATGTGTTCAAGAACCAAGCGCTGGTTACTGACATTAATGGCAGTGGCAATGACTTTCTTGCCGTTGCCGCTTTGACAAGCAGTATTATCCCAACAATGAACTGGGTGCAAAGCGCTGACACAGTTATTGTGGTTCACGAAGACTTAGCGCCGTTAAAGATTGTGCGCGGCGCAACCGATAGCTCTTGGACCGCTAGCACACTAACCTTTAATTATGTGCCACAATACGCATACACAATCACCACAGTTGCCGGTACAACAATCACTGGCGATAGCTTTAACCACTTGTCGCCTAGTGGTACTAGCGGGAACATAACCTTAGAGGCGCAGAAGAGCGGCAAAACCGCATCAGCTGCTTTAACGCAATCTGCTAGTTACTACGAAGACCAGTATATAAACGTAACACCGTTTGGTCGGCTAAGAATTATTCGTAAGGTTAGCAACAGCAAGCTAGAGTGTTTTGCTGAAGTGCCATTGTTTGACACTGAAGATATTGCGCAAGCTAACTTTGAGATTGAGCGCGGCTACGAAAATGTGTGGTCAGGGTCACGCGGCTACCCACGCAGCGTGACGTTCCATGAAGGCCGTCTATACTTTGGCGGCACTAAAAGCAGACCGTCTACTATCTTTGGTTCGCGTGTGTCAGACTTCTTTAACTTCGACCCCGGCGAGGCGTTAGACGATGCCGCTGTTGAAGCAACGCTAGATACAGGTACGTTTAATGCTATTGTCGATATGTATTCCGGGCGTCATCTACAGGTGTTCACTACCGGCGGCGAGTTTTATGTGCCGCAAACGCTGGACGACCCTATCACCCCATCTAACCTTATTGTAAAGGCGCAGACTGCTTTTGGTATTAAGGCAGGCGTGAGGGTGCAGAACGTTGACGGCTCTACGTTATTTATTCAACGGCAAGGTAAGGCGTTGCAGGAGTTCGTATTTAGCGACACTGTGCAGGCGTACACGTCTAGCAAGATATCGCTGTTGTCATCACACTTACTGAGAACGCCGGGCGAGATGGCGGTGCGTGTTGCTACGTCAACTGACGAGGGTGACCGACTAATGATTGTTAATGACGATGATGGGTCTATTGCGTGTTACACATTACTACGCAGTCAGAATGTCATCGCGCCCTGCGAGTGGACTACTGACGGCACGTTCTTAAATATCGGCGTTGATGTTGATGACATTTATGTAATTGTAAAGCGCACAGTGAATAGCTCAGACGTTTACTATGTTGAGGTGTTTGACCCTAATGTGTTCCTAGATTGCGCCAAGACAGGCACAGCGGCGGCGTCAGTAACCATGCCGCACCTAGAGGCACAAGAGGTGCAGATTATTCGTGATGGCATTGTGGAGCCAGCGCAGACAGTGGCGGGTTCGCCATCGACCGTGACCTTTGCGGTGGCAGCAACGGCTAGTTTCCAAGTTGGCTTAAACTTCACGCCAACAATGAAGACCCTGCCATGCGAGCCAAACCTGTCTAGTGGGTCACTGCGTGGATTTAAGAAGCGCATATTTGAGATTAACGCCGAGCTATTTGAGACGCAGGCGATGTCAATTAATGCTAAAGAAATAGCGTTTCGTAATTTTGGCGCCGGCATCCTCGATGACGATGTGGGAGAGTACACCGGCATCAAGACGCTGAACGGCGTGCTGGGCTACAGCTACGATGGACAGTTAACGATAACACAGTCAGTGCCGTTAAAAATGACGGTGCTTGGCGTAGAGTATAAAGTGAGTGCTGGTCAATGAGTGGGATGGAAGCAGTAGCATTTCAAGCCGCATCAGGCTTGATGAAAATGCAGGCGGCGAAGCAGGAAGCGCGAGGGTTAAGGGCGCAAGCTACGCAAACAAAAGTGCAAGCAAGGTCTGAGATGCTAAAGTACAAGCAACAGGGCGTTGCTGTTCTCGACAATATTCTACGCACGCAGGCAACGATTGTTGCTAAAGCCGGCGCCGGCAACATTGACCCATTTAGCGGTTCCGCAATGGCGTTACGTTTCCAAGCACTGGCGAAAGGCTCAGAAGAGTTTTACTTATCTAAGGAAGGCGCGACCATTGTGACGGCGCAAGGCGAGGCGCAAGCCGCGCAATATCTACAGCAGGCTAGCGCAAAAGTCAAAGGCGCTATGATGGGCGCTGCTCTTGGTGTGGGTATCCAAGGTTATAACCAAGGCACACTGGGGTCAGCCCCAGAAACTCCTATAAGTTTGGTGTAATAGAATGGCAGAGAAGTTACCAAAATATAGACCATTAGGTGTCAGCATCCCCGGCGTTTCGTCAGTGGACTATGTGTCTACTGGTCGCGCTAGAGGCGCAGTGTTTACTGGCGTTGCTAATGCGCTAGACCGCATGAGCGAGTTTGCGTTTGAGCGTCAAAAGGCGCAGGTGATAAAAGAAGGTACAGAATACGGTGCCGCTAACGCGCCGACAGCAGCGCAAATGAAAGACGCCTTGAAGTCAGGCGAAGAGCCGGCAGTATTTTCAGAAGAGCAAACTGTATTTGCGCAAGCCGCAAGAAAGGCGGCAATCCAGACAGCGCAAGCAAATATGGAAAACAGCACGCGCCAAGCTATAACGTCATTGCGCTTGTCAGCTATCGAAACAGATATGCCTGTTGAGCAGTACACTGAGCAGGTCAATAATATCATTAACGGTTTTGCTGAAGCGATGGATAGCGTCAGCCCGGCAGCGGCTGTTAACTTTCGCGCCGCAATGTCTGCAAACGCAAACAGCTCTGTGTTAGCGCACGCAACAAAGCTAGCTGAGAGACAAGAGAAGCAGGCAAAGATTGATGCGGAGCTTGGGGCTGATTTGCTCATCAATGGTCCAGCCGATGTTGAGGACGGCATAAGTAGCATTGATGACGCGTTTGTTGCCGGCTCTACGTTCGCATCAGGCGAACAGGGGTATGTTTCACTTAATGATAAGCTAGCAGTCCTTCGCAAGGCTGTAGCAGACCAAGCGGCAGGCGGCGGTCAGGCGTTAGTGGCATCAAAGCTAAAGGCGTTTGATGCGGCTGTTGACGCTCGGTATGTGCAAACCGTTTCTGACTGGGCAATGCAACAGGAAGACCCATTGTATGAGTTAAGCACTGGCGCGAAGTCTGACCCGAAGATACAGGACTTATTGTTTAACATGGACGCTGACCAAAAGCGGCTAGCAGTAGACGACATTTTTACGCGGGTAAAAAATGAGCTTTCTCTTGAGAGCGCAATGGACGCTAGAGGCGACAGAAACAAAAAAGAACGGTCTGACAAACTTGTTGTCGATATTGTAAATCAGCGCCTTAGTGGCGCCGGGTCTGATGTTATAGGGCCATTGCTTGACCAGCTATCATCTGTTGACCCCAGTAAGTTTGAGCAGCTCGCGGAAAACATTTATAAAGAAGGCGCGATAGATAACGGCAATGTTGTGGCGTCGTTGCAAATTAGCCTGCTTAACAAGTCACTAACATCAGAAGCTGTCATCAATGCTTTTAGCGATGGTAACTTGAGCGTTGGCACCTTTAAGACGTTACTGGGAAATGTGGACGCTTTACGCAATGAGGACCATACGCAGGCGATGGATTATGTGCGTAATACCTTAATGCCAATGCCGGCAGGCGCCATATACAGCGTGGTCAACCTCGATAAGGAAGCGGCGAAACAAGTTGCTGATATTGAAACGTCGTTGATTGTAGAGACACGGCTTAACCCCAGCGTTAATCGCTTAGACTTTGTGCGCAAGAAAGTTAAAGAATTGCAGGCAGACGCAGGCCCGACCAAAGCAGAGCTAGCACAGAATATGTTGCAGTCACTTATAGATAACGGAACTTTGCCTAGAGGCACTACACTAAAGGAAGCTAAACAAAAGCTATTTGGCAAGACAGAGTTTGCAGAGCAATTAAACGTATTGGTAGGAAAATGAACTTAGAAAAAGAGCTGTCAACCAGCCTCGAACTAATGGACATGGGCATTGACGCGGAGCTTCATAGAGGCGACGACGGAACCGTATCAGTGCGACCAAGGCAAGCGCGCTTGGGTGCAACTGGGTTTGATTTACAGCCACCTATACGCCAAGAGATGAGCCAAGCAGAACCGCAAACACTTGAGCAAAGCATGGAAGAACTACCGGCTGTTGTTGGCGGTCTTGCCGCTGGTGCAACTTCTGCGACTGTTGGCCTGCCCGGTGACATTGCCGCGTTAGCAGCAGGCGCTTATAACGCAATTTTCCCAGAGGGAGACGAGGGCCGGCTTGAAGCGTTTACAAACACACTAACAGAGATATCTGACAAATATGGGTCTGGTGCTGTTAAGGGGTTTATCCAACAGCAGGCAGAAGAAGCTGGCTTGAGCGATGTCCAGATGCAGGCGCTTGATGAGGCTATGATGGTTGGCGAGTTTGGCGGTATTGGCGGTGTAGCTAAAGCCGCAGTCACTAAGGGGCCGCAGATGTTGTCAAAGGTCGGTGACGCTATTGAAGGCGCTGGCGATGCCGCAAAGGCGCGTATGGCGGACGCTGACGGCTCGTTTACGGCTGGCATGGGCGTTGACCCTGACCCGGCTATCGCGGCGGCTGGTGACGCTGTGAAGGCGGCAAGGGCTAGGTATGAGGCATCTCCTAATGACCCTGCAACAAGGCGAGCGTACTTAGATGCAAGGCATGAAAGAGACGCGCAACTATCGTCAATGCCAGTCGAGGAAAAACTAAGGACTGACACAAGTTACAGAATGGCGCACCAGCCAACAACCCCACAAAACGGCGCGGCGCGCTTAGACGACATTACAGGCGGCGGCACTGTTTTCCCTGACGATGTATATACTGGTGATGCAGTCCGACTATATGGCGGAAACAACCCAGCCGACAAAGAAAGCGCAAAAGTCATTCAATCTGCTAAAGGTAACCCAGAAGCAGAAGTCACTATATATAGGGCTGTTCCGCAAGGAGTAGATACTATAAACCCCGGAGATTTTGTCACATTAAGTAAAAGATATGCTGATGACCATGCCTTGAGCGGCTACGGTCCTATGGGCGATGACAGAGGTGTAGTTATTTCGCAAAAAGTAAAAGTCAAAGACGTTTACTCAGACGGCAATGACCTTAATGAGTTTGGATATTTTCCAGAGGATATTGCTGAAACAAATGTTGCAAAGCTAGAGCCACCCACGGAAACTGAGCCGGGCATCATTGCGTTTCATGGGTCTGGCTCAGACTTCGATGAGTTTAAGCTAAAGAAGATTGGCACAGGTGAAGGTGCGCAAGCCTATGGCTATGGGTTGTATTTTACTGAAAGCGAGGACATAGCGCGGTTTTATCGGGATAGCATAAGAGCCACGCAAGACATGGCAGGTAAAATTGATGTTACCTACAAAGGCAAACCTTTTGAAGATTTGGGTGACACCGCCGCCGCAGAAGATGCTGGGCCAGAATATCAGGCTATAACAGGTATTCTTGAACGCATGAACAAAGGGCAGCCTAGAGGCGAGGCAAAAAAAGACATTATCAAAGTGATAGAGGGGCAAATAAGGAACCTGCCTTCTGATGGCGATGATGAGCTAACAGGCTTGTTGAAAAGCTCGTTTCAATCCGAGCTAGACGCTATTCGCTCTGTAGACGTAAATGACATTGTAAAAAGTAAAG